CTTTATTTGTTGAATTAATGACATTTTTAGATATAAAGTTCTTTGTATCCGCTTTGCCATTTACAACATCGCTGTAAATCTTGTTGCTTCTTTCAAGGTCAAAGTCTGCTTTAGCCAATCCACGAGCTTTATCTGCCAAAGCCTTTAAATCAGCAGTTTCGCCTACCAATGGAAGCTTTTCTAACTCGCTACGGACTTGACCCAATACATAAGCCTGAGTGCCATCACCTGATCTTTGCGCTTTTCTAATGTCTGCGGCTAAATCGCTTCTTAGATTCTCAAAAAGGTTAAAGTTCATTTGCTTTTTGCCTGAAGAATATTCTTCTAGCTTTTTAGCAATATTTGCTGGCAAATAATCCATGCGATCTTCTTTGCTTAAAACGCTAATTGCATTATCTGCAAAAGTCTTTCCATCAATAGGAAATTGACCGCCAGCCGCATTTTTTAAATCTTCATAAGCCGCTTTTGTTGCATCTGCATTAGCTTTTGCTTTAGCTTCAATGTTGGCAATTGCGCCCTGAGAATCTGCCACATGGCTTTCAGTAAATACATCAGGAGCAACTCGTTCTTTCATCAAAGTTGCATTTTCTGCCAAAGCTTTATTTTGCTGATTAAAATGCTCAACCAATGGCTCTTTAAAGCCTCTTTCATTTCTTTCTCTAGAAATTAAAGTTGGGTCTTGCATAGCCTGACCCTTGGTTAGTTTAATAGGAACAGGCAATGTATCAGCCTCAAGCCTTCTTTCCAATACTTCAGGATTGATGTCTTTTGCTTTTAAATTGCTTAATTCTGCCTTTAATTCAGGAGATTGCGCTCTATTAATTGCATCTTTCAGAATTGTTGCGTTGCTTGTTTGAGCCGCACCAACGCTTGCTCCAGCAGGTGCGCCACCAGGTGCAGTTAAAGTTGGTTCTTCCATTCTTGGAAAACGCTTATCAAATCCTGCTTTAATTGCTGGAACTACTTCTTTTGCGCTTGGAACTTTAGAACCAACAGCCAAAGAAGCTGTGCCGATCATGTTTTGCACATCGGAAACAGGAAGTCCTGTTTGTCTTGCAATCCAATCTGCGCCTTTATTGATGTTTTCACCAATAAATTCCATTAAACGCTGTGAAGCTTCGCCTTTGTAACCAGCAGTTTCTGTTACGCCAAAAGCTTTACCAAATGGTTTATCTATTAAATTAGATAGCTTTGTAGAACTTGCTTCTGCTTCTTCAGGCGTTTGTCCAGCGGCACGACCAACAGCATACCCAACTTGCTTTGCGGCAAAAGGCAAAATTCCGCCAATTGTTGTATCACCTAATGATGCAAAGCCTTCAACCAAAGGTCGCATGGTTTGATTAGCGTTTACAGCCGCTTGTTTTAAATTAATAGGTGCTGTTTGAGTTGATTCTTCAGAAGCAGATTCTGATGGCTTTGAAGATGCGCTACCCATAATAAACTTGCTAAAGTCATCACCCATGCTGTGAAACTTGTTTTTAGCTTGTTCAATATATTGACCAACATTAGGTGCTTTAGCGTTTTTAAGGTCTTTCCAATGAGTCTGAATAACGCCATCTTTAATGACTTTTGGCCCTGCATAATACTCAGCCAACACTTTATCGGCATCGCCTTCATAACGCTTATAGGCATCCGCAATTAATGCTTTGCTACCCTCAAGGTTATGCTTAGGATTATTGATGTCGTAGTTTTGCGGAATTAGGCCTTGCTTTTTTGCGCCTTCCCAAGTTTCAGGAAGTATCTGTCCTGGGCCAATCGCACCAGCATAGTTTGGCTTGGTAGTGTTGGCTTTACCAAAATCACTCTCTTGCCCATAAACCATATTCTGCACATCTTCTACAGAATAGACAGGCTTTTTGCTCGATGCAGAGCCGCCAGTAATGAAACTAGTAAAGTCGCTCATTATAAACTTCCAGTTTTTTCAAGTTTCTGAATGTTTTTCCATTTCTTAGCGTAATCTTCCAATACTTTCTTATCTGAACCAAGCAATTCTTGACGAGCTTTGTCCTTTTCTTTTTCGGACATATTTGGATTGTCATAGATATTCTTTAGCTCAAATAGCTTGCTGTCGGCATTTGCTGACCATAACTGCTTAAAGGTGTTCATATTTTGATCACCATATTGGTTTGCAAACTTTTGAGCCGCAGTTGCTTGCATATCAAGATTAGTCATATCCGCTTGAGTTCTACGAGCAATTTGCATTAATACTTGTGGAGGATAAGTTACATCGCCGTTAGCCATGGCCGCTAACTGCTTTCCAGCATCAGTATTTAAATTGCCGCCACTAGCCTGAATTGCAGTAATTTGAGCATTAGCCAAATCTTTGCTAAGTTGCTTGTATTTAATACCAGCTTCTGTTCCCAAGAATGTGCTGAGTTCTCTGCCAGCTTTGCCCATAAAACCAGCACCTTTATTCCACTCTTGCTTTTCTAATGCAGAAGCTTCTTTGATAACTTCATCAATATTGCGACGCATTTTGACTAAATCGGTCTGTGCTGACACAAGATTGCCTCTGTATGCTCTGCCTTCTTCTAAGTCTTTAGGCTCATTAGGAAGCTGTGCATAAGCTTCACCAGCTTTGCGAACTGGGTATTGAAGCTTAGGCATATTCATTTGACCTTCAGAAACGCCAGGCTTTCCTTCTGTTGGCGCATTTCCTGCTGGCGCATTTGGCTGTTGCAATCCTTGTAATGGCACAACACCTTGCGATGGAATAATAGTAGTAGTTTGGCCATTAATTGTTGCAAGCTGTGGCTGATTTTGCTGTGCAATATTAGCCGCACCAGCCAAAGTCTGAGTTGCTCTTTTAATTAAATTAGGAGCTTGTCTTGGGTCTTGAATAATAGAATTATTAAAGTCATGAATATATTGCATTGCATCAGCTTTTTTCCAGCCATTAGCAACTAATCTGTCTTTAACTTCATCCGCTACATCGTATAAGCTGTTTTGAACAGCTTTAATTTCATCAGGAGTAGAGTTTGGTGTTAGCTTTCCAGCCGCCAAAACTCGCTCATCAGAGCCATAAGGTGTCAAAACACTATACATAGTGTTCATTTGCTCTATGCCAAGCTTATTAGCGGCACTTTTAGCTTGTGTTTGTGCAGTTTCTGATTCAGCTTGCGCCCTTGCAACATCAGCACCAAAGGTGGCTTTTGCTTTTTTTAAATTCTGTCTAGAAGTGTCAATTTGCGCCATATTCGCAACATCTTCTAAAGTATTTGCGCTTACAGATGGGCCAAGTTGTCCACCTTGATAAGATGGAACGGCTGGCATATTAATTTGAAAAGCCATAGTCTTATCCTAATTTGAAGAATGAGCTAATATTTTTTAATGCTCCGCCAAGGCTACCTGAATCTCCACCAACAAGATCACTTAAAGCATTACCACCTTGATTATATTGATACATAGAATTTCTAGCCGCCGCATTACCAGCATTAATATTGTTTCCAGCCAAAGATTGACCTAATGCAGTATTAAGATTAGCTTGATTTTGAGCCTGATTAATATCAAGGCCAGCCTGTGCAGAACCATAGCCACTTTGCAATCCTGACAAAGCAGTAGTTGGTGCCGCCGCCATTTGAGAAACGCCAGTTAAATTACCAAAAATGTTATTACGCTGGTTTTGAAAGTTATTAAAAGCGTTTTGATACGCATTAGCGGCAAAGTTTTGAGTAAAAGTATTTAAGCCTTGTAATGCATTTCCGCTTAATTGACCGCCAGCAGTATTAGCCAAAGCCGCCGCATTTCCTTGCCCTTGCTTTAGCTGAAAATCGTAATTAGGAGCTAATTGAGCATTTAAATCGGCATTACTAAATTGTCTTGTGCCGTATCCTGAACCAATTAAGTCTTTAAGAGCATAATTTGAAGTATTTGCTAAATCACCATAGGATTGCAAAGTTCCAGTTGCAACAGGGTAGGCTTGACTTATACGATCACGAGCATTGTTATAGCCTTCCATGATCTGCTTGTCAGCACGACCATAGCGATCATTTAAAATGCCGCTGGCGTTTGCATAGCCTTGCTGTTGTTGGCTATTTGCTTGATTTGAGCCTAGAATATTACCTACGGCTGAAACGATTGAACCCATATATTCTCCTAGTGCCTAATTATCGGCTCTTGCAACAATTTAGTAAATACTTTATCTATTGGCTTGCATCCTAAATATCTAAACAAGCTAGAGTTGTCAAACTCAAATTTAGTGGCATAAAGCACCAAATCCACGCCAATATTCTTTAAATGCTCTTGGGCAAACTGAAACATTTTAATTCCGTTATGCCCTTTTCTGTAAGCTGGTTTTAAGAAATATAAATCTTCATGCGCTGTAAGACAGTTTTTAGAATGAATATGCGGCATTACAAAAAACACAATGTAGCCAACTAATTCATCACCATCTTTAGCAGTTACAAAAACCAGCTTTCCAGCCTTATAAATTGACTCATAAGTATCGTAGTCAATGTCTAAAGGAAACTCTTTTAGCGTTTCTATTTCATCATAGTGTTCTACGCTAATTGCCTTAAATTTAGGCAAATTTTCCATCCAATCGTCTATTTTGTATGTAATCATGGATTGTAATAAGGCACTTTATAAGGTTTACCATCAATGGTTACATTCATAAATCCTGCTGGATTGGCTGGCAAAGTAGCCGATCCTGTCGTTGCAGTAGTCGATGAAGTGTTATTCATTAAATTTAAAAAGAATTGAATCCAGGCTCTAGTTGGTCTATTTATTGGTGCTGGCTCTAAAAAGTCTGTTACAGGCAACGGATTGCCTGTATTTCCAGCAAATATCTGATTAGCCATTAGTTCTCTCCGACAGAAGCTTTAAGGTTAGCAGAAACAATGACCGCTTTTACTGGGTCTGTGACTACAACTTCAAATACTTTATCTCTAGCCCATCCTAAACGCCGCCAAATGGCTCTGTGCTTGTATTTGCCTTGCTGACCAATATCTTGCCAGTATTCTTTAGACCAAGTAGAGCCACCATCGTTAGACCAGCGTAACATGGCTTTTGGATTGTAAAGAGTGTCATTTGCGCTAATTTGACCAGCATTTCCTAAAACAACGATTTCTTGAACGCCAATGGTCAAAGGCTCATCCAAAGGTATAGTGTAAGGGTCACCTAAATAAATGTTGCGATCTCTAGAAAAGCCACCAGTTCCAACGCCAGGCTGAAACTGAATCTGCAATTCATCAAAATATTGCCTTTGAAGGTCTGAAACTAAATGCGGAGCTCTACGCAATCTGCGAATTTCACGCCCATTATCGGTATAAACGCTTTGATCTAGCTGGTAAAGATTGCCGTTTTCCCAATCTCCAACAACGACAATTCCTTGGAAAACAGCGGCACAATTACTACGATGGCGATGATATACATTTTTATCGTCTACCCATAGCCATTTATGCCATAAACCAGTTGTAAAGTCGTATGCCCAAGTAATATCAATAGTTGGAAAGCTTACAACATAAACTTCATGGCCTTCTAGCTGGTATGTATAGGCTATGGCATCTGCTGTGTATTGGTCTAAAAGACTGTTTTCTACGGCATGAGTAGAAATACGCTGTGGCGTGTAACCATTCATCAATACAATTTGATTTTGTCCACGAATATTGCGTGAAACATAAGCAAAAGCGTTTCCAAGCCTTGCAATAGAATAAGGAGCAACAATACCTTGCTGTGTAGATGATCCAGGAATACGCTGATAGGCTAATGGAAATGTTCCTTGGTCTGCCCATACCTCTGAAGAACTTTCACCAAGCAAATAAAGCTGACCATTATTAGCAATTAAAGACACTAAATTGTCAGGAGAAGTAAATTTACTTCCAAAGCTCAATGGCTGTGTAATTGGACTAAGAATGTCAGAAACGGCAAATTGCTGGCTATTTGGTCGGCTGTAAATAAAGTAATTGTCATTAACATCGACTACAGTTCCGCCTTCAAAAGCACCATCTGTAGTTGGCAAAGTAGCAAACTGATGTGCATACATAGTTTCTGAGCTAATAGTTAGCGAACTGCCACTTAATATGTAAGTTCCTGCGCCACCAGTTCCTGTTCCTAAAGCCGTAATAATGGTGTTTACTGGTATTCCAGTTCCAGTAATAGTCGTTCCAATAGATAAAGAACCTGAAGTAACGGCAGAAACAGTCAAAGTAACCACAGTAGGAGAACCAGCGGAAGCAATAGAGCCTGTAAATGTGCAATATGCTGGGTCTGTATTAAATGTTTCTGATGTTATATTTTGAGCATTATTTACAGTCCAAGAAAAACCTGAGCCAGCAGTTATAACTGTGCCTGGCAATACATTTAAGCCAAATACCTGTGAACCAATACTAACAGTTCCATTCACTAAATTTGTAATATTTAAAGTTGTTCCTGAAATTGATCCAGTAAATGTTGTGGTATTTGGTGTGTCAATTAGCCATGAATAACGATTATTACCATCAACAATATAGACATAAACGCCGTTGTCTGTGATGCTTACAGGGCCAGTTGTAGTCAAAAGCTGACCAATAATTGCTGATGTGCCGTTGTAATTAACGGCATAAACATATTCACCGCAAACAGCAATAAGCTGTGAACCACCTGAAGAAATAGTTCTTAATCCACGAACAGGTTTATTTGGCTGTAAATTAGTTAAATATTTAAGACCTGGTGTTGGATAAAGAGCAACAACACCTCTTTCGCCTGGTGCTTTTGTAGGGTCTGCTTCAGGCCGCCAATTAATACACTCTTGGTCATTTTGATATATGGAAGGTGCTGTGTAGGAAGCTCCTACAAATCCAAAGTCTGCCATTAGCCAGTAAATCCGCCGTTAAGAATCCATCCAGCATCTCTAGCTTTTCCTGAAAGCATTGCATCAGGAAAGCTGGCAACAGTAACAGGCTTCATGTTAGTCCGTTTTAGAGTTGCTTTTGATTGCGCCGCATAAGCATTAATCATGGTAATTTGAGTTGCAGATGCTTTGCCATACATAGGCATCAATCGTTCAGCCAAATTCCACCTTAAAGCCATTGAGTAGCCTTGTGGAAAGCTTAAATTCTCGTATAAATTGTCATAAGTGCTAAAAATGGTTTCAGCAAATAAATGCATTTCGCCTTGTGAAGGATTAGGCCATACAGTTAAATTGCCTGATTCTGCACCTGGATTGAAATACAAAGCTTTAGGCCAAGGGCCGTTAAGTGTTTTTAAGCCAATTTGATTGTAGTTATCAAGCGAAAGAATGCCTACTTGATAGTCCAAACCACCATTTAAAATAGGCTGACCATTGCTAGTAGTGTTTACCCTAACAAATGCAGAATTAATGCCAAGAGGCTTTTGATAGTAAAGCGTAATTGGAATATCGGTCACAGTAGCCGTCATTGCCCTGCTAGAAACGCTTTGGCTTGCGCTGACTTGGTATGTGCCAACTCCACCGCTTGCGTTCAATACAGCCGTTATAGTCGTTCCTGCTGTTACGCCAGTTCCGCTAATAACTGCGCCTGTTCCTAAGTATCCAGCAGAGATTGCGCTAACTGTTAGCGTAGTGCCTGAGATAGAGCCTGTAAAGGCTGGTGTAGGCGTTGTGGCATCGTTATTTAACCTATATGTGCCAGCTTCGTTTACATTACCGCCAGCACCAGTTAAAAACTCTACAATTTTGGTATTAACGCCGCTAATTCCTACGCCACTAAGCGTTTGACCTTGTGCGACTGCGCCACTTGTAACGCCAGTTACAGTAAGTATTTTCCCTGATATTGTGCCAGTAATTGCCGCACCAATATAGTTTGCTGTGCTTGGATCAGGGCCAATCGTATATTGAGTTTGTCCTGGAATTACAGGAAATACAATTTCTGTAATGTTGTATACCATCATGCCTTCGTTTGACCATTGGTCAATAAGGTCATTTAGCATATCTAAAGCATCTTGAGCCGCTTCAGGAGTTGGAGTTTCACCAGCTTCTAATGCGCCAATGTCCTTTAATGCTCTACTAATAATGTCAATTGGCTGGGTCATATTAAATCTTTATTTGAAAGGTTGATGGCTTCCAGGGCAATGAAGATTTCAGGCTACTTTTAAGATTAGCAATCTGATTATCTAATGCTGATTTTATAGAACATATTCCATCTTGGGTAGATTCTTTTTCTATCCAAGAGGCAATATCTTGTTCAGTTACTTCAGCAAATGGTTTTTTCACAGTTTTATCTGAAAACCACCAGTTACCCTCAGTTTCTACGCTAGTTTTACCATCATCATCAAAAGCTACAACATGATATTTAGCATGAAGAATTACATCATCTTCGGAAGAAACTTCTGTAATTGTCCATGTATAAATCATGCTGTATAGCTTCCTGAAGAAGTAAATTTAATTACAGTTTGAGAGCCATTTGTAGTTACTGTAGGACTTCCAGTTGTAGTTCCTGAATAATTTGCAGTTGGCACAGATAAAATTACAACACCTGAACCACCATTTCCTCCATTGTATGTTGTGCTATTAGCACCAGCACCACCACCGCCGCCGCCAGTATTGGCTGTTCCTGCGCCGCCACTAGCAGATATTGAACCATTGCCTCCCCCACCAGTTCCGCCAGTAGCACCGCCACCGCCACCACCACCGCCAGCATAATAAACTGTTGATCCTGTAATGACCGAAGATAATCCTATTCCGCCATTTCCTGAAGTTGAGCCTGAACCATCTCCGCCTACACCTCCAGCACCGCCACCGCCGCCTGATGTTTGAACTGATGCAGAACCGCCAGCATTTCCTTGACCTGAAGTTCCGCTACCTCCTGTCCAAGTTTGGAAAGCTCCGCCTCCTGAACCACCTGATTGTCCATTTCCACCGCCAGGCCATCCACCACCTCCACCACCAACAGCGGCTGTATAACCAGTTATTGAAGAATTGTTGCCATTTGCGTTAGTTGCGCCACCAGCACCTACAATAACTGTTATGACTGTTCCTGGAATTAAAGTAATCTTTGATCCGCCAACAGTTGTTAAAAAACCACCAGCACCACCACCGCCACCAGTTGAATACTGTGAATTAGTGCCTCCACTTCCACCGCCAGCAACAATTAAATAATCAGCTAAATAATTAGATTGTGAAATAGTGCTGAATTTTATCCAATTACCAGCTTGATAGCCTTCATAAAAACCGCCGCCATCTGTGTTGTAACGAATTAAACCAACAACAGGACTTCCTGTTCTTTGAGCAGTATTACCTGTTGGAAGATATATTTGTCCAGTTCCATTAAAAGTTCCAATGCCATTAACTGTTAAATTATTAACTGTTAAATTGTTATTGGTATCTGCAAGCAATAATGTTCCATCAGTTGCTGGCAAAGTTACATTAATGGTTGATGCAGTATCAGCATTAGCTACTGTTACTGTGCCACCTGAAGGTGCTAAAAATATTAATTGGCTCATGCTTCCACCCAAGATTTAGATGATTCTTCCCATTTATATGCTTTGCCATCTGTAGGCATAGCTACTGGAGCTTTCCAAGTCCAATCAGTTTGATCTAATATCCAACTTTCATAAGGTTGAGGCTCATAAAACACATCATTAACTGAATCGTATATATAACCTACACCAGCGTAATTGCCACGCAAAGGTGTTCCACCTAATGAGTGCTTATTTCCTTGCGTGTTATAGCTAGTCTGAATCCAAGAGCCAGGACTTGAATCAATAAATGTATCAAAAAAATCAGGTTCGGCAACAATAACTTGCGTTACTTTTCCGTCTACTACTTTTGCAAAATGTCCCATGTGAATCTCCGTTTAAGCTGTAAATGTTCCGCTTGAATTAAATGTATGAACCCAGTAAGTGCTTCCGCCTGATGAATAAGAAGTAACAGTTCCGCCAGTTGCTCTTTGTGATGCGCTTGCATAAGAAATAATAACAACTCCTGAACCTCCATTACCACCACTTCCGCTTCCTGAGTTTGTTAAAGCACCTCCGCCGCCACCGCCACCAGTATTTGCAGTTCCAGCAGTTCCTGTAGAACGACCTATAGCTCCTGCTCCACCACCACCTGAACCACCTGCACCAGCAGTTGCTGTTGCAACATAATAAACAGAACCGCCACCGCCGCCAGCACGAGTTACAGCAGAGCCACTAATTGAGGATGATGTTCCAGCTCCGCCAGCACCGCCAACTCCTGATGTTCCAGCAGAACCATTTGCAGTAGCACCGCCACCGCCACCTCCTGATGCAACATCAGTTCCTACAGATGGGCCGCCATTACCACCGTTTTTTCCTTGACCAGTTGTTCCTGAAGCTCCAGTTGCACCACGAGAAGCGCCACCACCTGATCCACCTGAAAAACCATTTTGAGCAGCACCACCTCCAGCACCACCATAGGTTGCTGTTGCTATACCAGTAAATACAGAGTTATTTCCATTAAATGCGTTATTGCTGCCGCCTGAACCACCAGCGCCACCAGCACCTACGGTAATAGTATAAGAAGTGCCAATAACTACTGAAGCAGTTGATTCTAAATAACCTCCTGCACCGCCGCCACCGCCTGAATCAGAACCTCCACCACCGCCACCAGCAACTACAAGATAAGAAACAGAATAACCGCCTACTGGATTGTTGATAAATCCACTATAGCAAATCCATCCTTGTGTAGCATCAACATAAACTAAAGCTACAGATTCACCATTTACAGCTAATATTTGATTTGCTGTGCTTCCTTGTATTTTTCCACCATTAGGATTAATAGTGCAATTGTTAGTAGCAAATGTTCTAGCGTAGTCGGAAATGGTTATTAGCTGACCAGCACTAGGACTTGATGGCAAAGTTACTGTAATTGCCGCAGAAGTTGTATTTACTGGGTAGGCATTTCCAGCAGAAGCCGTAAAGCTAGAAGTTTGAACGGCTTGCCATGAAATTCCTGCATTAATTCCAGTTAAGCTAGAACCATCACCAGTAAATTTAGTTGCAGATAAGTTACCAGTAGAAGGATTGTAAGTAAGCTTTGTTGAGCTTACATTTTCTGTAGAAATTGAACCAGTTGTTGCGCTAGTAAATGTTAAATAACGAGTTGCATTTGTGGTTGTATCGTCAGTAATGGTTAAACCACCTGATGCCGCCGCCCATGTAGGAACGCCACCAGCTAAAGTTAAAACATAACCATTCGTGCCAGCCGCCAAGAATGTTGTTGCGCCTGACCCTGTTTGGTAAGGAACTGAGCCATTTGCGCCACCAGCTAAGTTTGTAGCTGTTGTTGCGCTTGTAGCAGAAGTAGCTGTAGCGGCATTTCCGCCAATAGAAAGGCTAGAAGCTGTGCCAGTTAGACCTGTTCCTGCTCCAGTAAAGCTTGTAGCCGTTAAAACGCCTGTAGAAGGAACATATTGAAGCTTGGTGGAGCTTACATACTCAGTCGTAATAGAACCGCTTGTAACCGCCGCAAATAACGGATAACGAGCCGATGCCGTTGTAGTGTCATCAGTTACAGTTACGCTTCCTGCTGGAGTTGTCCAGGTTGGCGCAGATGAACCATTGCTGGTTAAAACTTGACCAGTTGTTCCTGCGCTTAAAAATGCTGTTGTTCCGCTGGCAGATTGATAAGGCACATACCCTGCTCCGCCACCAGCTAAATTTGTTGCGCTTCCAACGCCAGTTACTGCGCTAGGATTGACATTTCGCCAATAAGACCCTGCGCCATAATATTGCAATAATTGACCATCAGATGCGCTAGTTAGCTGGACATTCGAGTCTGTGCCGCCCAATACTGAGCCATGATTAATTTCTACTTGAATAGAGCCTGAGCCGCCTGATCCAGCATTGATAATAATGCCGATTTGCACCTTAATATTTGGTGCTACAGGCTTAACATTGGTTGGATTGCCTGTTACTGGATTATACCAAATTACATCGCCATCAGCCCATGTTTCACCATAAGCTGTGCCATTAGTAGTAATGCCATGCACTACGCCAAATGAAGTAATTCGACCAAATCCATTTAATGCAATATTTTCTGTGGCTACACCAATAATAGTGTCAGCATTAGTAATTCCTGCAATTGTTGGAGCAAAAGCAATAACTCCACTTGCGCCCACTGTGCCAGTTTGATAAACAATCTGCAAAGGACTGTCAGTAATTGCTGAACTGGCTTTGCCATAAACATACAATTCTTCGCCAATTTGCTGAGTAATGTTGCCACCACCCATGCCAGCATTCCATGAACCTGTAGAGCCGTCATACCAAAGTTTGCCAGCCGCTACAGTTACGGCAGAGCCGTTATTAAATTGAATATATGGATTTGCGCCATCAATTACAGGAGCAGATAAAGTAGGGCCATTTTGCAAAACTACTGATCCGCTACCTGTTGTGGATGCGCTAGATGCCGCAGTAAGCTGACCTTGAGCATTTACTGTAAAATTGCCGATGGTATAGCTTCCTGCTGTAACAGTAGTATTGGCAATAGCCGCTGTAACAGCCACAGAACCATCATAAGAAGTGCCTGATAATCCTGTTCCTAATGTCAAAGGATAAGGAGAAATAGCTGTAACTGTTGTTGAACCACCTAAAGCAACGACATTTCCATTGATGGTAATGGAGCTATTAATTAATGCGCCATTGGGAATAGAAGTAAAGTTTGTGCCAACAAAACTAGGTGAAGCACCTGATGCAACGGACTGATTTAGCGTATAGCTTCCGCTTAAAGTAAGCGTATTTGAACCATTATTAACGCCAGTTCCGCCATAAGTGCCACTTAATATTCCGCTAGTAATTTGACTTGCGGCAATAGCAATATTGGTGCTAGTTGCGCTAGTAATCTGACCTTGAGCGTTTACCGCAACAACAGGAACAGAGCTTGCAGAGCCATAAGTAGCCGCTGTAACGCCTGTATTGGTAATGCTAAATTGATTTCCAATAAGGCTTAAACCAGTTCCTGCTGTATATGCGCCAGCAGAGCCAAATTGCACAAATGTAATAGGCGTAACGCCTAAAGTGCCTCCTGGATTGCTTGTGCATACCCAAGAAGTGTCCATTTGAGTATCGCCCTGCATAACAAACATATATGCAGATGGCACTTCTGCCCAAGTGTCCATGTCAGGCGCACGACTCCATGCGCTTGCAGAGGCAATATAAATGCCGTTATTTTGGCTTAAAGACTGGTTTTTAACGAGGATTCTATCGCCAGCTACTGTTGTATAACCATCAATAGTTTGCAGTCCTGAAAGCGTTATATCGCCAGTTGTAGCCGCTTGAACTGCGGCTTTGGCATTAAGACCTTGCACAAAGTTATCAACATAAGCTTTGTTTGTAATGTCGTTGGCATTTACAGGTGCTGAGGCAATAGTGCCTGTATTTGTTGCAATGCTTGTAAAGTATCCAGCCGCAGGAACAGAACCACCAATAACAGAACTATCAATCGTGCTATTAGTAATGGTTAGCCCTGATTGAATAGGACTAATCGTTGCATAGAAAGGCTTATTCTGACCTATGAAAGTTTGAAAGTTTCCATAAACATCAAAATAAGCCTGAACAGGCAATAGATTCTGAACAGTAGAATCTGCTGGATTTGCCATAAATGACCTTAATTAAGCTGGAGCAATAGCTGATCCACCGCTAGATGGATACCATGAAGCACCAGCAGTTGAACCATCCGCTACATAAATCAAATGAGTATCAGAAGTATATACGGCAGAACCTTGTGCTTTATTTGCTGTATTAATTGCGTTTGCAATAGCACCTAAAGCCGCTTCAGTCGTGATTCTTAATGTTATAACTGGCGCAGTAATTGTGGCAGTTGTAATGGTTGAACCACTAATAGTTGAACTAGTAATAGTTGCATTAGTAATGGTGTCAGAAGTCAATGGAGGCGAAAAATAAGCTCCACCAGGGCCAACTAAACCTAAACAAGTGCCAGCAGTATTAAAAGCCGCCTGAACTGGAACGATATTTTGCGTAGAAGTAAAAGCTACTTGATTTGATGTAGTCATTAGTTAATTCCCTCTCCTGGTGTGATTTCTACAGAAGCCGCAGATGCGATAAACCATGCATTAGGTGGAATACCAGCAAAAACGCCTACTCCATTAGCAGGAATAGCCAAAGTATTAGCAGAAGGTGCGCCAGCAGAAGGTGCTGTAACTACAGGAGTCACAGATGCATCATTTGGCTCTTGTGGTTGCCAACTAACTCGCACAAGACTGGAAGTCAAATTGACGATACGATAACCAGTTGGATATACATTATTAGCTGATTTAACCTGAACTGCGGAAACGCCGACTAAATATGTTGGGCCAAATGGCGAAAAGGCTGAGTTATACATTCTTTGTTCCTTATTAAAAAGGTCATTTCATTATAGGTTAAATAAGAAAAAAAGCCACGCTTTTTGGGCATGGCCTTCTTTCTTTTACATCAGGATTACTTAGTTAGAAACGCTAAAGTCGTAACCATAAACATAAACATCAAATGTTGCGCCAGCGACAGCAGTAGTCAATGGAGCAGTAACATTTAAGTATAGGTTTTGAACAGTAGTTGCAGTAGTTTGTGCTGAAGGAGCAACTAAAGACACGCCTTGAGCAGAGCTAAGGTTAGCGGCAGTAATTGCGCCATACAAGCTAGAACCACCTGAAGTTGTCGCTACACCCAAAGCCAAGCCAGTAGGCGTTACAGCCGCACCAGCGTTGTTTAGGTTAGTTACGATCAAAGACTGTGGCAAAAATACTGAACTATTGTTCACTTGCATTGCATAAGAAGCAATAGCGTTAGCGTTTACATTCTTCAAAGTAGCGATCAAGCGTAGTGTTTGGCTTGTCGTTACATTCGATGGATGCGAACTAGAAGTAATTGCTGGGCCTGGATTAGACATAATTAAGTTCCTTTAAATATAGTTAAAAAGGGAAGGGCCTAAGCCCCTCCATTTATTAGGCCGCAACTCGGCAAGCAAGTTCTTGGTAGAGCGGAGCCCAGCCATACAGCACATCAAGACGAGTCGGAATAGAGTCGTTATTGATAGTGTATTGACGAACCACACGCATTGACAGACCAATTTCCTTGTCGCTTGCACGACCAGCAAAATGAACGCCTTCAGGCAACTCAAGGTCAGCCATAGCCAAGGTGTATGCATTGCGATGCATAACGATGTTCTGTGGAGAAACAATGCCGTTTCCGCTTGCGTTGTATTGGCTTGCGAAGAATGTAACAGCGGCAGTTGAGCTTGTTGAAGGAATGCTCACATTTTGGAACTGACCAGCAGAAATAATCGCTGGAGATACAGTTACAGAAACGCTAGAACCTGAAGCAACAGAAACAGCGGACTTAACAACAAAAGAACGCAGTTTGTTTGTGCCGTATGGTTGGCGATTTTGTGGATTGGTTGCATATACACCAGCGATGGTAAATGTGTCACCAGCATTCAAATTGATTGTGCCAGTATTAGCGGCAGTCAAAGTAATGGTGCTAGTAGAAGCCCAACCTGAGGTTAAGAAACCAGTTGCAGTTGTAGTATTTACAGAAGCTGTAACAGTATTGGTGGTGAAGTTACCAAAAGTCTGTGACACGATGTTTTGGTCAAGCTTCCAGTTCATACCGCCTGAATCACGACCCATCAAGCCTTTAGTGTATTGCTCGCTGATGGAAGTCTGTGGATTAAACAAGCCTTTCAAGCTGTCTACGATAGTAGCAGATGTAAATGGCTCAACGATACAACTACGCTTACCATCGCGAGGCGCACCTTCAGAATCCAAGTATGCCTGTGCGTTCAAGTAAGTAATCAATGATGTTGGAGGAGTTCCTGCTGTTCCAACGATGTTAGCTGTGTTCAAAGCGGCTGTAGTTGTGCCATCAAAGTCGATTTTGTTGGCAATAGCGGCTACGGCTGGCTTCAAGATACGATCAGAGAACATATCCAAAGACAAAGCTAAGTCTTGAGTTGTAAATTGTGTGTCCACATGGAACTGGGTAGAAAGAGTTACAGGAACTGAAGTTTCGTTCAAGTCCTCAACATTCAACGCAGGGCCAGTAGTTCCGATGAAACGACCAGGTCTACGGACATTCACAGTTGCGCCGATTTTTGCGCCAACAACAGCGAATTGGTCATCGTAGTTACGATCTACTTCAGATGAAAATGTAAGTTCGTTTTCCAAAACCATCAACGCTTCGTTGGTGATCTTGGAGATGGTTAATAAGGTATTACTCATTTTTAAATTCTCCAAAAAAATTAGGTTTATCAGCGTATCCGATTAGCTTTTCGTGCGGCTTTCCATTGGGCATAAGAGCCGTAGAACTCACCATTGGTGTCTACAAGCACATCTGCTCCAGCGGACTTACCGCCCTTTAATGGGCTAATTGGTGCTGGTGCTTTACTTTGAGTAACAGTTCTCGCTTCAGTCTTTGGCTTTTCTTCCTTTGTAGCCTCATACTTCGCTTCCAAACGACCAATTTCTTTAAGAGCCTTAATAGCTGGCATTTTTGATAAAGATTCAGCGTAATCGTCATCAGAAGCCAAATGGTAGAGGATTTGCGCTCCAACTTCTGATTCAATGATTGCATCACGAATAGCATCAGAAACTACGACTGTGCTACTAGCTACGACATCATCAAAATCAGGCATTGCAGTCTTAGCCTGTGCCACCTTTTGATTCCACGACTCAATCACTTTATTGCGTTCTTCATCAGCTTTACGCTGTGCTTCGGCAATATCTCTATCTCTTAATGCCTTTTCAGCCGACCATTCCGCTAATGCTTCTGCAAATTCAAAAGCATCATTGAATTGATCTGCTCTAGGTTTGTCATCAACATTAGCTGTTTGAGCTATTGGTTGAGGATTCGCCTTTGCTTCTAATTCTCTTAAACGAGCTTCTAATTCCGCCGCCTTAGCCTCAGCTTCCTGGGCTCGCTTGGTGACCTTAGAAAAACGCTTTTCTAACTTGTCCTTTGGCTTTTCTGCTTCCTCAGCGTCATCCTCTGCTTTCGGTTCACTCGAAGATTCCTCAGTTGCTGGCTCTGCCTCAACAGCCTCCACTTGTGGAGCTTCTGTTGGTTCAGCCACAGTTTCTTCAGGAGAATCCGCTAAACCTAATCTTTCTGCATAAAATTCTGCCGCATTACTACTAGTTACTACATTTGATGCTTCTCTTGCTTCGTTTACTTCGGCCATGATTTCTCAAGCTCCTAGTTATACTTCCGATTAAAATACTAAAAAAACTGTTTGTCAATCCTCTTGTTTGAGTCTTGCCTGAATTTCTTCTTGATGCTTTTTGAGTTCTTCAGCACTCATTCCGTCATAAATACTTTTGTTTGTTTCAGGCTCATATTTTTTGCCAGCCCTACGAGCCATTTCCTTCAAAATCCATTCTTCACGATTTGCTCCGATTACTGTAGGCATTATTTTCTCCGATTATTGAGCTTCATTCATTTCTTTAAGAACAGCATCAATTGCACCTTTTTTACCCAATGAAAGCTTTAATCTTTCAAATTTAGGATGCTTTCTAGCTCTTTCGTATTGCTCATCATCCATTTTTTTAGCTTTTCCTTTTGGATTAAGCTTTTTTTCCATATATTCTTCACGATTTTCGGAAGTAACTATTTCTCTTGCCATTTTAAATTCCCCTTTCAATAGCTTCGTCTAATGCGGCTCTTTCTGATTTTAGGTCTAATTGAGCCATAACTAAAGCTAATTGCGCCTTCATCGCTTCGATTTCTTTGCGTGATTGATCCTTAATTAGCTCAATTTCACGCCTATTTTCGCTTTCAATAACTGTCTTGTTGGCTTGAGCCTCAATACGCATCTGCTCACGCTGTGTTTCAGATTCTTGAACTTGTTGCTGGACAGTTGCACGATATTTCTTATCCATTTCTTCAGCTTGTAGCTGTTGCTGGAGTTGCTGGATAGTCTGCTGACCTTGAGCAATAAGCATTTGAGCCTGTGGCGGAATATCGGACTTGTCATCAACTTGAGCCAATGGATTAGCCGCCGCCAAACGATCTGCAATAATGTCTGCACCTGGGAAGTCCATATTTCTAAAGATTAAATCGCCAGCCTGTTGCATTAGGTTAGGATCAACGCCAAGCATAGAAATCATGGAATCGACTGCTTCTTGGCGTTTGCTGTTGTAGCCAGGGCCTGTTTCCATAACCACATCGTATTCGCCAACAGTCACATCGTTAAGAATGGTTTCAATGCCCATTTCGTCAATAGACTTTTGATTCACATTAACGATTTCGCCTTTGCCGTCATCGCCAATAATGCGAAGGCAACGCTCACTATCGTAAACATGAGGAATCAGGTCAAGAATAATGCGCCCAGTTTGGCGAATGGAACGAGTCAAATTATCAAAATAATGATAATTGGTCATGTCCACTTGTTGTTGCTGTGCATTAATTGCTTTGCCTGACTGATTGCCCTGCGGAAGTTGGCTAGGGTCATAAATGCCAACAACAGCCATTAAATCGGCGTTTAAGCCTTCTAAAGCTGTAACCATGCCAGTTGGCGGAGGCTCAGGCTGTAAACGCTGTGGAGGCGGCGCATCACGCCCTTCGCTATCTGTTTGCTTATAACGCAATACAGGCATAGATTTGATGTTAGCTTGCGCCCATTCATCTTCATGCCCTTCATCCTGACCTTCTGCCAATAGCCATTTAGCTTTAGGAGCAAGAGCTACGGACTCAGTTAATGCAGTAGACCAAAAGTTATACATACGCTGTGGGTCTTTAGCCATGCGAGTAAGACCAAACTTCTTCTTCTTGCTATCGACCACCAATTGCTGACCATAAACAGGCACAACAGGAATGTATTTGCCAGCCCAATCACGCTTTTCTAGGATTTGCATACCAGTTAGCTTGCACCATTTAATCTGCTTTTTAACAGTAACTCGGCGGCTAACTTCATAAATACCAGCTTCTAGCATGGCATCTTGGCTAGGCATTTCATCTTCATAAACTGTTGTGCCATCGCTTAAAAGCACCAGTTTTGTATGTGTGTATTCAGTATAGAAATACTCGGCAATACGAATATCTTCCTTGGTAATCCATTCTGATTGGCTATCGCCTGTGCCTCTTGGTGTAAATCCTGCATCGGTTTCCGCATTTGGATACATTTTGCGGAATGCTTCTTTGCTTACGACCTCAGTAATTAAGCATTTTTCTGCATCAGAACCATCAGGCTCATTACTATTAGGATCAAAATAAACCATAAATGGATTTTCAATCCGCTTGATATAAATTTCCTGGTCGAATGAGTCAGGTCGGACATAATCAGTAGTAACACGCCAAAAGCCCCAACCCATACGAACAGCAAAATCAAAAGCATTGTCATAAGCGGCATCAGCATCGGATTGCTCCTCTACATGGCGGCAAATACCAGTAATGATTTGCGCCATTTTTTCATCAGATTCAGTATTTACGCCATGACACTTAATTCTTGGTCTTTGCTGGCGTTGGCTATTGGCAATTTGACGGCAATAAGCGTCAATTTTATTAATCGTTAAATAGGGTCTAGATTCAAGTAAACGGCTGTTTTGTATCTCTACAGGCCATTGATCTCCACCAGCAAACTTTAAATCTTCTAGTGCTTCAACACGATTATTGGAGTCATTATCGGAGCAAAAGCGCAAGAACTGCTTGGCTTCTTCAATGATGCCAGCATCGCCATCATCTTCGTAATCTGAATCGTAGATACCCATATAGAGTCCTTATAACATATTTATTGATAGTTTAAGACATCCAACTAGAAACTTGGTAATTTATTTTCTTGACTGTCCGCTTTTTAGGCTCATTTAACATCAATCCAATATATCTGAATGCATCTGCGCCATGCGAATAATGATCATGCAATGGTTTCTGACTAAAGTTACCAGTATCAGGATCAACATCATACCGATAATGTCGCAAACATTGAAGTCCTTGATGGCAGTTTTCTCTGTCAAAGTAACATTTGCTAAATATGGTTCTAGCCGCATTAATTGAATCCATAACAGGCACTCGGTCTAGGATTCTTGTGTTATACCCAGCCGCCCTGACAATATCCTCAATGCTTCTGCCCTGAGCCGCCAAAGTCTTATTTTGAGCATCATGTGGAAGCCATAGCGTGTCAATCACATAGCCATAAGTCTGAATCCTGGCTAGGATTTGGCTCATAGTCGTTTGGCTGGTTTCCTCATAGCGGATTAGGCGTGTTTCCATTCCCACCCATTGCAATACCCACCAAGCCGTCTGATCGCTCCAGCCAAGGTCAAAAATAATATGCACAGGTTTTGTGGCTTCGTAAGGCACTCTAGTAATTCTGCCTTCCATTTCAGCCTGTTGCATTTCCTTGGCAAAAATAGCTCCATCTACAGTCTGACGGCACATTCCTTCCCAAACTGTATTGTAGGCTTCCCTGTCCCTGTTAAATAATGAGTCCTTTTCCAGCCTTAGCGTTTCAGGAAACCAAGGATTGTCTGACCAATTAATCTTTTGAAC